AGTAGGAGACGGCCTGGAGAAGCGTGGTCGGCGCTTCGATCTGGGTGTCTGTCATGCCTCATATTGTACGAGGCGGGTGTATCAAGTAAGTCACTACCCCTGCAAGGCTTGCTCTTTGATTACCTGCCAACGGAACCGACGGATTCGTGCCAGCGCGCGGCAATAAATCATTGAGCGCGCGCGCGCCCGAAGAACTGCATCGAAGGGTTGAAGCCGCAGCTAGACGAGCTAACGCGACGAAAGCCGCGTGGGTCCTCGAAGCCATTACCTGGGCGCTCGAAGCCGACGAGGCCCCCACCAAGCCAACCCCGCAGGCAATCCGCGACGCGACCCCTCGCCGAGCAGGGAACGGACGGATCGTGATGCCACGTGGACGAGTCTTTGAACCGCGCTGAGCCCGCGCCGCCGATTCCTTTTGATGTGCTTCTGACGGCTGAGCAGCAGTTACGCCTCGCGACTCGCAAAGCCGGAGCGTCAGCAGCAAGCCTGCCCCTGTCTCTTGCGCTGGCAGAGTTCCGATATGGTTTTGAGACGGCGACTCGGCTCTCAGCGCATGCCTGACCTGCCAATTCGCCAAAAGTCGGCCCATCTACCGAGGCCGAACACCTCCATCGAGCGGACCTGCCACGGCTGCGGAGCATCGTTCATACAGCTCGCACCAGGTAAAACAGGCGAGCGCGGCCTATGGGCACCTCACCAGATGATTTGGTATTGCTCGCAAGAGTGCTACGACGCTGCGCTACCATCGAATCGATGACCAGCGAGCGTCCGTCAACCGAGCAAACGCCGAGAACCCGTGGTCACAGGGGTCGGTTCGTGCAGGACATTGAGCAGGACAAACGCGCCTGGGAGCTGCGCTGCGCCCGCCTCACCGAGCGAGAGATCGCAACCCAGCTCGGCATCTCTCCTTCCACCGCGCACGAAGCATGGCAGCGCGGAGCGAAGCTCGTTCCCGCCGTTGGGCAGGACGAATACCGCGAAGCCGAGCTAGCCGAGCTCGAACGAATCGCGCGCCACCTTCTCGGCGTAATGGCACGTGAGCACGTCAAAGTCGATCACGGCCGCGTCATCATGGACCTCGTAAAAAACCCCGAGACAGGCGAAGTCACGCAGCGAAGGATGCTGGACGACGCGCCAGGGGTTCAAGCCGCGTTAGGGCTGCTCAGAGTGCAGGCGCGCCGCTCCGCCCTACTCGGTCTCGACGCGCCGGCCAGAGTCAGGATCACCGTCGTCACCGAGGATGAGGTGGACGCCGAGATTCGCCGGCTCGAGGCGAAGCTGTCGGAGAATGACCCCAAGGAATCCGTCGAGCCGTAGTATCAACAAGCCTGGTAGTATCGCGGGCATGGCAAGAGCTGAATCGATCAAGTTCCTCCTTCGGATTCCACCCGATGCGCACGAAACGATCAAGGCCGCGGCGAAACGTGCCGATGTGTCGCTCAATTCGTTTGTTGTGACCGCGGCGATCCAGGTGGCGATTCTCGGTCCGCCCGTTCTCGGTCCGCCTGCGATGGAAGCGCCGAGTCCGAGCCGCAGACGATTCCCACCAGCCGAGCCGTTAATTGTTTCGACGGAATATTGCTCGCACCCGCCGGCTGCGCGATGAGCCGAGCCAAAACATCATTCCTCGATTACGTGTTCGAGCCGTCTGCCGATGAGACGGATGAGCGTTGCGAATCGCTCCATACCGTTGGCGGTGTGTCTTGGCGGTGTGTCTGTCCTGCCGGTCACGTTTCGAGCCATTGGTGCGACGATGGAGGACGGTTGCCGTTGACCTGGTACAACTCGGCCCCGATCTTTTATCGCTCGCCGCCGCCCTTGCCGTGACCATCCAAGCCCCCATCGACAAGCTCCGCCGCCTCCGCGAGCTCCAAGAGCGCGACCGGATCGAAACCGCACAACGCGCCCGCGCCGACTACCCAACCCCCGGAGCGCTGGCACAAAAGCTCGACCCGATGACGGTGCAGACCCCGGCGCTCGAAATCATCGACGCGGAGCTGATCGCGATCCGCGACGCGCTGACGGTGATGTTCGCGAGGCGAGCCAGGTTCGCCGAGCTGATCCGGGCAGGTGTCGAGCAGGAAGAGGCGACCGAGCGAGCGGCCATCGAGATCGAATCGGCTGGCAATGACCGCCTGATCGTTTCCATGAGTCCCCAGGAAGGCAAGTCGAGCCGTGTGACCCGGTACGGCGTGCTCTGGCTGCTCAAGCAATTCCCGACCCTCCGCGTCGGCATCGTGAGCTATGACGGCGACAACGCGGCCCAGTTCTCCTATCTCATCAGGGCAGATATCGAGCTGTTCGACGGCACCGGCAACAACGTCGACCTGGCGATGGACCTCGCCAAGGACCAAAAGGCGATGAGCCGGTGGATGCTCCGCTCCGGCGGCTCGGTCTACGCCATCGGCATCGGCGGAGGACTGACAGGCCGGCCGCTCGACATGCTCGTCATCGACGACCCCGTGAAGGACGTTCGCTCTGCCGACTCGCTGCTCATGTCGAGCCAGGCGTGGGAATGGTGGCAGACGGTCGCCAGACCTCGCCTAGCGCCTTGGGCGCCGGTGATCGAGGTATCTACGCGTTGGCACGAAGCCGACCTCGCAGGGCGAATGCTGGCGAAGCAAACGGAGGACGAAACCGCGGGCCTCGAACACTTCGACCGCTGGCGCGTCGTCAACATCCCCGCGCAGGCAGACCACGACCCCGCGAAAGGTGAGACGGACATCCTCGGCCGCGAGCCCGGCGAGTTCATGGTCTCAGCTCGAGGTAGGACGCTCGCGCAATGGCTCGCGACGAAGGCCGCGACCGCCCCCCGATTCTGGACCGCACTGTTCCAAGGCAAGCCAACCCCCGACGTCGGTGATATCTGGCTCCGCGAGTGGTGGCGGCGATATGACACCGTGCTCTGGACTCAGCGCGAGGACGGCACCTACCGCCTCGACGGCTACGACGTGACGCAATCGTGGGACTGCGCCTTCCGCGACACGAAATCCTCGGACTTTGTTGTCGGCCAGGTGTGGGCCAAGAAAGGAGCCGACTCCTTCCTGATCTACCAGGTGTGGGCGCGGCTCAGCTTCACGAACACCATCGAAGCGATACGCCGCGTGACCAGGCTGTTCCCTCAGGGCCGGCGCAAGATCATCGAGGCCAAGGCGAACGGTGACGCGGTGATCGACTCCCTCAAGCACGAAATCCCGGGCATCATCGCCGCGGAGCCCTACCAGTCGAAAGAGGCCCGCGCTACGGCAGGCTCGCCATTCATCCGAGCGGGCAACATTCACCTGCCGACCTCGCGCGTGGCGACGACGAGCCGAGAGATCGCGTGGGATGTCGAAGCCTTCATCCAAGAGGCGACGAGCTTCCCGAACGGATCGCACGATGACCAGGTGGACGCGACCTCGCAGTACATTTTGGAGACCTACATCATCGGCGGCGAGGCCACGTTCAGCGTGCCCGAGGGCCTAATCCCTCGCAACCGAGGACGCTCCGATAAGATGCCCCGCGTGAACGCTCCGGCGATGTCGCCCATTATGAAGCGATTAACCGACCGGCAACTGACGAGACCAGGAGGACCCTGACATGGATGAATACGCGACCGAGCGAAGCATGACGTTGGAGCAGCCGAAGGTGGCGCGCTACGACGGCCCGCAGGACGTAGACCTCTCGCCGCTACCCGAATCATTGGCGCGGCTCGAAGCTGGCATCGACCGAATTGCCAATGCCGTCGAGCGTTCGCACAAGCAACTATCGCCGATCACCCGCGAGAATGAGAACGTCCCCGTGTCACTGAGCCAGATCGCCGAACTAACCGCGTCGCCGATCACGCAGCAAATCCGCCACCAGGCAGACCGAGCGAATGACCTGGCAGATCAGCTAATGACGTTGCTCGGCCGCATCGACATATAGGATCACGCGCAACGGCTGGCTGATCGTCAGCTCAGAAAAGGAGATCATCCATGACCGTTCAGGACAAGGCCGAAGAGCTGCTCCAATCGCTATACGCGCTCGGCAAGCAGGACGTCGACACGCTCGACGTCACCGGCGCCACCGCGACGATTGACCCGCCGAACACCGACGAGGGTTCGACCACGACCGTCGTGACGCTCGCTCACGCCACGCCAGCCCTGACCCTGCCGATCCTCGCGACGGGCCAGCGCAAGCGCATCCTGCTCGTTCAGGACGCCACCGGCTCGCGAGTACCCACCTACGTCGCTGGCGCGGGTCAGACGCTCGTCTGGCAAACCTCGACGGGCGTCGCGCCAGTCCTGCAAACCGCCGCTGCCTCCGTCGACATCGTGGACCTGTTCTCGCCCGATGGCGTGAACGTCTACGCGACCGTCGCGGCCCAGCCTGACGAAGGTGGCGCGGGCCCGATCACGTCGACCGATGTCACGTCGTCTGTCACGTCCGGAACCGATTACACGGTCCCCGCTGGTGGCAAGCAGTCATTGATTGCGACGATCACTGGTGGCACGACCGGCACGCTCTCGATCGTCGTCGGCCCTGCCGCGAGTCCGACATTGCCGATCGTCGCCTCGGCCGAGCCTTTCATCGCGACGATCGATGGAGTCGTCACGATCCCCGTCTACGGTGGCGATCACGTCAAGATCACCGTTGGCGGTTCTGCGGCGATCACGAAGGTCTACCTGGTCAACCGCTAAGGACTCCCATATAGAGGCGCGGCGAGATGAGCCACGGCTGCTCGCCATAAGCGCCGCCGCAGAAACAAGTACCTGCCCTCGTCCCTTTCCCTCCTTAGGATCGGCGAGGGCAGGTGCGCGTCACCTAACCGCCCGCCTGCATTGCACACGGAGTAGCCTGCTCACCGTGACTCTCGCGCTGGAAACCGAAGTGCTCGCCCGCGATATACACCCAGCAGAGATATTGCTTCCAGACGGCTCGATCCTCAGACAGTGCCGCGCGTTCGTGACCTCTCACCGCCTGCTCGCCTTCGCGATGACGCCGGACCGCCGAATCGAGCTCGTCGCGGAACTGACGCTGACCGAGCCGAAGTCCGTCCCCGCGAGCCGAAACACCCTGCAAGGCCGCCTAGAGGTCGTCACGCCGGAGGGTACGGCCTGGGTGAATCGAGGCCGCGGGTGTGGTTGCGGTTCGCCGTTGAAAGCGCTGGGCTCGCCGGTGCCGTGGACAAGGAGAATCTGATGGCAAAAGTGCGTGTGGGGGTGAAGCGCGTAGCGAAGGGCTTCGAGGTAGCTGAACCTGGCGAAGCCGGTATCGAGATGTTCCAGCAATGGGTCGAAATCGACGGCCACCGGATTTACACCGAGGACCTGAAACTCGATGAGGTGGCATACGGGCTGTCCATGGACAAGATCGGCATGGTGACTTTGCGATTCGCCTGCGAGGGATTCGAGACGGTTGACCACCGCGAGCCGCCGGCATGACCCGCACCGCGATCTCCCTCCAAGGCCTCTTCCTCGATGCCAACGGCTCACCTGCCGCGGGCACCATCGTCGCGACCCCGAACAGCACGCTCACGAACGGCGGCATCGAATACCCTTCCGCGCCGATAGCAGGCGTGCTCGACCCGTCTGGCCGCATCGTCGCTCAGTCCACCTACGCGCTCGAGATCGGAGCAACCGACGACGCCGGCACCGAACCTCCGGGCTCGTCCTACACCTTCACGCTCAAGCTCGATGGCGCGAGCATCCAAGAGTTCTCCGCGGTCGTGCCTGCCGCGTCCACCGCAAGCGAGACGAACGGTGCGACGGTGCTCAATTCAGCCGTGGTGACGCTCTCAAGCCTCGTCGCGGCTGCCTCGATGGTCGGACAGGCAATCACCGGCACCAACATCCCAGCGGACACTACGGTCCTCTCAATCGGCGCGGCGGGCACGAATCAGCTCACCTTGTCCGCGGAGGCGACGGCAACCACCGCGACGGGCTGCGCCTTCACGGTCGGCGGCGCGGTCGAGTTCTCGGCGCTGGCGGCTGATGCGCTGTGAGTCAAAGGACGGATCGACAAAAGTTCGCCGAAGCCGTATGGCAACAGGGCGCACCGAAACGTGAGGCCGAACGTCGTCACCTGCTCGCGACTGGTACGCCGGTCAAGGAACGGATCACGGTGGCGCTCGATTCTTGCGGGCTGGAAGGTCCCGAGGTCGACGTCGCCTGTGGCGGTGTCGAGCCGATGGTTGATGAATGGGAAACGGGTGAGCGTGTGCCGACTCCTGAGCAAATGGAACTGCTCGCCGATCTGACGCAGTATCCCGTGGCGTTTTTCTATGACGCAGTATCCCGTGGCGTTTTTCTATGGCACATGGACGCCGATAGGTCCCGTGTTCATTTGCGAAGGCGCGGGTATGTGACGTGACTCCCTTCCACCTGCTCGTTCTCGCGATTGCCGTCTATCGGGCAACCCGTTTTGTTACCGCCGACACCCTCACTGACTCACTCCGCGAACACCTCCGCGACCGCACGCACCGGACAATGACGCGAGCGACCGGATCAGGGGCCGAGACCCGCGTGGAGGACCGAACCGATCGACCCTTCTCCCTGCTCGCGTGGAAGATCACGACGTGCTCGTGGTGCTCGTCGATGTGGCTCGCGGGCCTCGCGGTCGGCCTGTTCCTCTCGGTGCCGACCTACACCCTCGACGTGGCCTACGTGCTGGCCTGTTCGGCCTTTGCGGGCGTGCTGATGGAACGGACCTAGATTGCCCGCGGCCACGGCAACGAAGTCCAAATGGTTCTCCGGCGGTCGGCACAACGCGCCGCGTGAAGCCCCCCTCCGCGTCCTGACCGCGGCCTCGACCCGGCTCAACCTCGAAGATCGCAAGGAGTCGCGCCGGATGCGCGCGCTCCGCCAGGGCTGGCAGCTCGAATCATTCGCCTACCGATCGAGCATCGGCGAGCTGCGTTACGCGGTCAACTTCCTCGCCGACTGTGCGGCACGGATGCGCCTGTTCCCCGCGGCCTTCCCGATCGGCGGCGAGTCGGACGATCCGCTACCGCTTAACGAAATCCCCGACTGCCCGCCCGAGATCATCGCGGCATGCACACAGGCGATGGTCGATCTTGGCAACGGCAAACTGGCGATGGGCGGATTGCTCCACCAGCTCTCGGTGCAGATCACCGTTCCTGGCGAATGCTTCCTCGTCGGCCAAGAGGACCCGCAGACCGGCATCCAGGACTGGAAGGTCCGCTCGGTCTCCGAAATCGTGATCTACGACGATAAATACAAACTCCGCGAAGTGCCGATGGACCCGCAAGGCATCCTCGGATGGGTCGACCTCGACCCCGCGTTAACGGTTGCGTCCCGAATGTGGGTCCCCGATCCGCAATTCCGAATCCTCGCTGACAGCCCCCTCAAAGCGATCATGGACGATTGCGAAAGTCTCCTGATACTCCGCCGCATGATCAGGGCTACAGGCCGCTCACGCCTCGCAGGGCGTGGTCTCCTGCTCATCCCGAACGAGCTCTCGATCAACGTCCCGACCGACGACGACGACACCGGGGCTACCGACCCCTTCATGGCCGCGCTGACCGAGGCGATGGTCGAGCCGATCTCGGACGAAGGCGTGGCCTCTTCCGTCGTGCCGATGATCGCCCGCGGGCCCCAAGAAGCCCTCGCCGCTGTTCGCCTGATCGATTTCGCCTCACAGTTCGACGCGATGTCCACCGCGACCCGCGCGGAGCTGGTCGGCATCATCGCGAGCGGGATGAACCTGCCGAAGTCGATCGTCCTCGGCGAAGAGGTCGACGCGAACCATTGGAGTCTGTGGCAAATCTCCGCCGACACGTTCCGCAACCACGTCGCGCCGCACGTCGTGACCTGCGTAGACATGCTGACCGGCGCCTATCTCCGTCCGTACATCCAAAACTGCGACCTCCCCCCCGAGATGATCGCGGAATGGGCTCAGCGCCTCGTCGTTTGGTACGACCCGACCGAGCTGGTCACGCCGACCGACATGACCGCTACCGCCATCACCGCGCAAGATGCGATCCTGATCAGCGACGACGCCGCGCGCCGGTACATGGGCTTCCTTCCTTCCGACGCGCCGACCGCCGACGAGTTCATGGCCCGCCTCATCTCCAAGCAACGCACCTGGCCGGCGAACCTCACGATGGGCGTTATCCACGACATCGACCCTGGCCTCGTCGTGCCTCCGATGGTCGGGCCACCTGCCCTGCCTGGTATCAAGCCGACCGGCGTGGACGTGGGAGTCGCCCCTGTCGTGCCTGGTGCCGCGCCGACCGACACGACGACACCGCCCGCCGTGGGAGCACCCGAAGCCGCGCCCGCCGTTCCATCTCAGCCAGGACCGCCGCCTGTCCCGATCACCGCCGCGGGCAAGCCGAAGCCCTCAGCGAAGTCGCTCCGCCTCTCGCGCAAGCTCGCAGCCATCGACGCCGACCTCCGCGCGCGCCTGCAAACCGCGGCCAACGCGGCGATGCTCCGCCAGCTCGAGAAGGCCGGTGGACGCCTCCGCTCGAAGGTCGCTAAGGACGAAACGCTCCGCACCCGAATCGCCATGACCCGAAACGAACTCGTGGCCTCAGTCCTCACCGCGGCAATCGTCGCCGAGACCGGCCTGACGACCGATCAGCTCATGGGTACCGACTGGGACGCGTTCAAGGTGCAGTTCATGGACTGGACCGCGGCGGCGCAGCGCCAAGCCCTCGCGGTCGCTGCTCAACTGGGCGGACTGACGACCGAGGACGAATCGGTGCAGGCGGCTGATATAGCGATGCGCACGGGCCTCGACGCTGGCTGGAATCTGCTCTCCAACGCGATGACGGAAATGTCGCGGAGCCTGCTCTACAACCCCGACCTCAACTCCCCCGACGTCGCGGCGTTCAATCCCGACACGTTGGTCCCGACCGGCACGATCCGCGCGGCGCTCGGTGTGGCTGGCGGCATGGACGTCAAGGACTTCGCGGTCAGTGAAAACGGCCTCGCCACGGTGACAATGGGCATTCCTGTCGGCCAGGTTGGTACCGGCGCCACGGTGAGCGATCTACTCAGCGGCGCGGGTCAGGGGATCACCGGATATGAGTGGGTGCATGGGCCCGCGTTAAGGCCGCTGCCCTGCCACGAATGGCTCGACGGTGTGGAGTTCGCCAGTTTCGATGATCCCGTGTTGGCACCTGATAACAATCCTGAGTGGGATGGCTTTCCCGAGGTCGAGTACCTAATTCCTGGCGATCACGTCGGCGATTCTTGTGACTTCACCCCTCTCTACGGTGATGTGAGTGACACGACCGCGGATAGCGGCGATACTGGTGACAACGGAGGCGAATGATGCTCAAAAACCGCAAGCTCTCAACGGGACGCTCGAGGACCGAGCTGATCGCGTCCTGGCCCTTCGCCGTTCCCCCACCCGCAGACGACAACACGCCGCCGCCCCCGGCCGACAAGACTCCGCCGCCCGCGTCTGACGCGCCTCCGAGCGAGGCAGACGCCGACACCGCCGTCACCTCAGACATCGCCGCGGTCCGTACCGCTCTCGAAAAGGCGATCGCCGATCAGTCGAAAGACCCCGGCACCGATGCGACCGACAAGGCCGTATCTGCCGACCTCGCCGCGATGATGACCACGCTGAAAACCCTCGAAGCAGATCAGGCGACGGACTCGGCAAAGAACCCCGCTCCTGCCGCTCCACCCGCGAAGCCTGCCGCGCCAGCCGATGACAGCACGCCGCCGGCCAAGCCCGCGACGCCTCCTGCCGCGACCTCGCACCTCGCCGCTGCTCCACCTGCCACCGTTCCCGCGACTCCCGGCCTGCCACCTTCCGCGCCCGAGGACGAGCCCGCCGACACGCCGGTCACGAACCCCGTGGACGATGAGGGCAATGTCGCCGACGACGTGCAATGCACCAACCCCGACTGCGGCCACCTCGCGAGCGCGCACGTCGATATGCCGGACGGCGACAACACCGGCGCCTGCTCGATGGAGAATTGCACCTGCGATCAGATGGCGGTCGAGACAGGCATCGCGACTCCCCCCGCCGCTTCGGACGCGGGCGACACCAATGGCGGACCAGCCGACCCAGCTAACCAGATCGACGACCAGACCGCGCACGCCGGAACTGTGGCGCTCGCAGATGCTCCCGTTGGCGCAATTCCCCCGGGCATTTCACCTGCACCTTCACAGTCTGACGGCACCCCGAGCGAAGCCGCGCCAGCCGAGCTCAACCCTCCGCCGCCGATGCCAGGTGGAACGATGATGGGACCGGCCTTCACGATCCCCGTCGCGATCATCGAAGGCCAGCCGACCGGAGACGGGCGTGAGATCGTCCCTATGGCGCTCGACTGGCGTATCCCGCCGGTTCCCCTCATGGGCCTCTCTACGGGCGCACACGACCCCTCAGGGATGGACATGAATGACCCCGCCGTCATCTGCGGACGCATCGATTCTTTCGA